CGATGGCTGCGGCTTCCCAATCGCCCTTGGAAATCGGCGACTTGACCACCATCGTGTTGATGCGTTCCATGATCTCGGTGGCCGTGTCGAGGTTGCCGACCAACGTTCCTAACTGGACGGTGATCTGTTCGTCCTCGGTCGCAATCTTGATTGCCTCGAAGGCCAGGCCGAGACCACCCAGCGCGGCACCCATCTTGAGTAGCCCCGGCGTGATGCCGACCATGCCCAGCAGCTCGCCACGCAGCTCACTCGCGCCTTCGGCTGCCTCGTGCATGCCGGTCGCCTTGACCGGGATCGTTGCTCCCTTTTGGAGGGACCGTAGCTGACCCTGGACAAGGTTGATCTCTTTGGTGATGCCGGAGATGTCGGCACCCTTGATGGCCTGGATGTCGCGCACCTGCGACAGCCCTTGCAACTTGCGCTGCAAAGCTGTGATGGCCTGGCCGGTCTTCTCGGTCTGCGTCGACAGACCCACCACTTTGGACTTGACGCCGTCGATCTCCTTGCCGGTCGTGGCCATGCCGGTCTTGACGCCGGTCGTGTCGGCTATGACTTTGAGGATGATCTCTGAGACCTTGTTAGCCATGGCCGTTGCTCGCTGCCTTCGTCAGGGCATCGGCCACGCGGCCATCGATCCCGCGCAACGCCTGCCGAACGGCCGGAAAGAAGTAGTAGCCCTGGCGACCGACGAACGGCCGGAACTGGCGCGTGGTCCGGCGGGTCACCGCTCGACCGCCGGCCGCTGTACGCATCACGTAGGTGGTCCTACGTCGCCCCTGGGCGCCGAACTCCGTTCCGTAGAAGAGTTGACCGCCCTTCCCGCCACCCCCGCCAGCGTGGATCTCAGCGCCCGTTGCGGTCAGGCGTACGCCGATCGTCTCGGCGCCGTACGCAGCCGCGCCACCCTGGCCCCGGCCGGTCGCGCGTGCCTGGTCAGCGGCTCGGCGCATGGCCACCTGGACCACGTCCCGCCGAATGGTCGTTTCGGCGGCCGTGGTGAGAGCCTTCGATGCGCGGTCCCACTGCGACGTATCCATGTGGATCGCCATGCCCTCACCTCCCCGGCCGTCGTGGTGGTCTATTCAGGTACCGCTCTGCCTCGGCCGGCGTGGTGTTCTGCCAGTCCGGCTCGTACCCCGCTGGGTCCTCGTCCACAGTGGAGTCATCGGCTCGACAAATCTCGATCATCGTGGCCAGGGCGTGCGGGTCTTCCAGCTCTAGCTGACTTGGGACAACTCCGAGTCGGACGGCGAGTTGACAGAGGAGGTGTCCCCAACTGCCGCGTTGGTAGGGTCCGCAACCGGTGCCACCCAGCGTGTCACCGTGAGGTCTTCACACTTCGCGTCGAACTCTTCGTACGACATAGCCAGCGGTAGGCGCCCGGTGCGCTGTAGCGCAACGTGCGCGAGCTGGGCGAACTGGGTTTCTGACGTGGCCGTACCCAGCCAACTGGCCTGGTACTGGCGCTCCCACGTCCGAAGGTCACGGGCGGTCGCCACGACGTCCACTGTGGATCCGTCGTCGAAATCGATGACCATGTTGAGCTTCACGTTGGGTCTCCTCGTCATAAGGGGCGCCGGGACGGGCGGGGGGGTGATACCCGTCCCGGCTCTACAGTGGATGCTCAGACGACACCGGCCAGCCACGCGGTACCGCTCCAGTGCGCATCGCTGGCGTTGCCCAGCACCACGGACTGACCGGTCGTCCACGCGGTTGCCGGCGTCGCAGTGATCGCCGGGGATGAACCCGTGAGCGCGGCCAACGTCGCCGGGGGAATCGAGCCGGCCGGCGTCCAGGTGCCTGGCGTACCGGCCACGCCAGCGGTTGCCTTCGTTGCGGCCGCCCAGGCAGCCCCGCCCCACGTGGCGTACGACCCATCGCCGAGCACCACGTACTGACCGGCCGTCCACGCGGCGCTTTGGCCGAGCGCTCCCAACGCTTGCAGCGCTGCGAGGTTCGCCGGAGCCGTCGCGTTGGCCGGTGTGAACGCGCCTGGCGATCCGGCCGTAACGCCGGTCGGGGTGACCGGGGCGGGGCTGACCTCGGCACCGGTCGAATCGATGAGCACCGGCTTGCCCTGGTAGGGCAGGCTGGCCGTGAACGTCGCGTAGGTGCCGGACGTGGTGTTGCCGATGGTGTCCGGTGGGCTCAGCTTGACCTCGCCCTTCCACCCGTACCCTTGCGGCGTACCGTTCTTGTCCGCGACGGGATAGAAGATGGCCTCTGCGTCCTCGCCCGCGTGGGTCCAGAGGAACAGCATGAACGAGTCCTGTGTCTCAACGTCCTGGACGCCAGTGACGTCCAGGCTGTACGTGCGCTCCGTCGTCTCGGAGTACGACCCGTCGGGGCACAGGGTGTTCAACTCTTGCTTGTCCCCACCAGTGCTTACGATGCCGGCCTGTGTGACGGCGCACTCGAATGAGTTGATCGTGCCGTTCGTATCGATGGTGAGCTTGATGTACCGCGTGAAGATCGGGCGCGGCGGTCCGGGGACCAACGGCACGAGCTGCGGTGCTGGCGCTGTCATGACTGACCCTCCATTGTGCACAGTCGCATAGGGACTGTTGCGTTGATCGTGTACGCCGGATAGACCAGTCCGGCAACGGCTTCCACGTCTGCGGTCACCGTGAACGGGTACGTCGGCAGCAATCGATCAATGACCGCGTCGGCAACCGCGTCCAGCTCTTGCTGTGCGTCGTCGTCGGCCATGGTCCGACCGATGACGATGATGGGGACCTGGACGCCGAAGTCGGCCGCCAGATCGGTGGTGCCTGGCTCGATGAGCGGACGGCCCACGACCACGCACGGCACGTGCGTCGGGTTGGCCGGCGGGAACCGTTGAACCGGCCAATCGAGGTGGGTCAACAACTTCGCCACCAGGTCGCGCGCCACGGCGATCATCCGATACCTAGCACCTTCGCCGAATCGATGTGCTGCTCCAAAAGGGACCGAACATCGGGATCCGTCGCTATGATGCGGATGGCTCCCATGTCGTCCCAGCCGGCCACGCCTTCGGGGCTCTGACGGCGCTTGTACAGCCGAGCGGCCAGGATCAATACCGCCTGGACCACCTCGGGTTTCTGGATGGACTCCGGGTAGACGCGGTCATAGACCCAGCTACCGGCGGACTCCAAGACCATGCCGAGCACGGCGTCATCCTTTGTGGACTGAGCACCTAGGAACTTGCGCAGCTCGTCAAGGCTGGCTCGCTCAGCCATCGGACGATGCGCCGTGCCCGTCACCGAACGGCCGATGCGTGGTCACGTCGGGCGCCTCGTCCAGGTCGGCCGGCGGGTAGTAGTCGCCGGTGTCGGGTAGGCCGCACACGGCCTGGCGCAGCTTGCCGAAGTCCCAGCCGCTCGGGAGATCGGCCGATGTGAGAGTGACGATCGTTCCGGCGCCCCCCTTGTTGAGCGCGTTGTCGACCTGGTAGCTGGCCGGCTGGATCCGGTAGCGCAGACCGTCTGTCACGTGGACGTGGGTGTCTGCCCCCGGGATCGAGCTGTTGAAGACATAGCGCATGACCTCGACCTCACTGTCCGAAGTGGAGCCCGAAGCCTTGGCAACGATGTCCGGCTTCTGAGCCTTGATGTTCTGGCCGGGGCACTCGGAGTGTCCCCAGTAGACGCCGTTCTCAGCGCCCATCGAGTGATGCCCTAGTCCGCGATCGGATGGGCTGTTGGCCACCACCAGCGGGTAGCCGTAGACCTCGTGGCCCTTGCGGAAGATGCGCGCATTGGCCTCGACCTGGGCCGGGGTCAGCGGGTTGGGTATGTACCCCTCGTTCTCCACGCTGAGCCAGTGGCCGTTGCCTTCGGCTTGCGTCCAGGCAACGACATCGGTGTCCAACATCTGCGTGATCTCGCCAGACTTCGATACGACGAAGTGACTCGACACCGACGAATCAGGGTTCATGATCCACGAAATCGTTCCCTGGTAGGAACCTTCCGCGATGTGCACCACCAGGCCGCGCTGTTCGACCATCGCCCCGCCGTGGTTCGGCGTGCCGGGGTGCTTGATGGCAATGTCCGTCCACCATCCCATTACGACCGTCCTAAGTGGTCTCGGGCGGAGCCGCGGCATCGGGGCTAGCCGATGCGTCGTCCGCTGTCTCGTCGACTGATTCGGCCTGTGGTTCGGCCTGTGGTTCGGCCGGTTGTTCGACCGGCGGGGGCGGTGTCGGCTTGGTGCGTCTGCGTGGTCCGGAGGTTGAGCCGGCCGGAGCAGGGTCCGACCGGCGAGCCTGCCGCGCGCGTGCCGCGATGACGCCTCCGCTGATCTGTGCGTCTTCCTCGTATCGCCGCTGCATGTCGTCGAGCGGCAGGCCCATCGGTCCCATGTGGATAGTCCCTACGGGGCCAGGTGAACGGCGCCGTCGGTGGCGGGCCGGAAGAACCCCACGTACCCGGCGTAGGCCACCTGAACGCCCAACACACTGGGCTCCGTCACCTGGAGTTGCCCCACGAGCTGCTCGTAGGCTTCCAGCGCCCAACCGTTCAGGACCCAGAACGTGTCATCCGCGATCCCCGGCGTGACCACAAGGGACAGTCCGACCGGGTTGCCCTGGAACGACGTGGCCGACTGCTGACCCGCCGCGTTGCCCGGCGAGAGGAACGGGAACAGGGGGCGCCCCGCCGCGTCGCTGATCGAACCGAGTCGAGCCCAGCCGTTGGGGCCGGCCGCCATGATGGTGGGTAGCTGGTTCGTCTTGCTGTAGACCATCGCCGCACCGTCGTAGATCGCAGCGATGAGCGCCGCTCCGTCTGCGTCAGCGGCCAGCGGAATCTTGCTGGTCGACTTCTGCATCTCGCCCACGGCTGCCGCTTCCACGGCCATGGCGTAGCGCGCGGCCAACTGGTTGACGATGGTGTCCATGGATGCGACACCCCAGTCCAGCACCTGGCGCGCGACGTTGACGTAACCGCCCAGTGTGGACAGTGACACATCGTCGCTGGTGATGCTAAACGGCTGAGAGACCAGCTCGTCTTTCTGGTTGACCTGGATCCCCACGCCATCGGTTGTGTGGGTGTCGACCAGGCGCGGCCGGCGGAACGTGGGACCGGACGGAACGGGCTGGACACCCAGCGCGTTGACCAGCGGTCGAGAGCTGTTGATGAAATTGATGACCGGTCCGACGATGCTGTTCGGGAACACCCCCGCGAACGCGTCGGTAGTCACGTGGGCAGCGGCACGGTGGTAGCGGCGTAGGCGTTCGTCCGCTTCGGTGCGTAGGTTGCCCTGTCCGGCGATCGACGCGATGTAGTCGCGCAGGTAGGCACCTGGCGATGGGTACTCGACCGGCTGGTCCGACCGTCCACTCTGGATGGCGTTGCCCAGCTTGGCCAGGCGGTCCTGTGCAGCCTGCGACAGCTCAAGATCCCCGCTCAGGGTTTCAAGCTGCTTGTCGATGGCACCGATGCGAGTCTTCGCGCGGGTGATCAGCTCACCCTCGTTGTCCGACAGGTCGCGATTCGCGCCCATCGCTTCCTCGGTGAGCGAGGTGATGAACTTGACCTTCTCGGCCCGCTCCTCACCCAGCTTCTTGAGCATGGCGTCCACTTCGGACACTCCTTGGTCTCGTGACACTCGGCTTGATGCGTCCGAAGAGGTGTCAGCGAGAGGGTGTCGCCGAAGGGCGAGGTGCTCCGTTGAGGTGTCTTAAGTGGACAGACGTGCTGGTCGCGCTGGTCTTGCTGGGCCTTGCTACTCGTCTTGCGTGAAGAAGGTCAGTGTGACCTCCGGGGTGTGCAGATCCGATACCGAGTCGTACACCCGGAACCGGTAGACGACGGGTGTCCCGGACACGCCGGCATCCGTGGTCAGCTCGGTGGGGCTGACGTAGACGGTCGATGTAGTGACCCAACCAACCGAGTCGCCCCACAGTTGGCACTTGAAGTTGGGCGTGAACCCTGTGCCGTTGAAGTGCAGCGTGACGCCGGCCGGCGGTCCACAAGGGACGTTGCTCGGCGTGAGCACCACGGCCGGCAACATCGTCGGTGGCGGGGTGCCGTCGCCCATGGTGAGGCCGTACACCTTCCATGCCGATCCGGGGTCGCCGGGTAGGGGGCCGGCCGGCGGAACGTCGGTACTGGCCTTCCAGAAGTCGGAGCTGTACAGGATGACCGTTCCGGCGGGGTAGCTCTGCGCCTGGTCGTACGTGGCAACCGGACCGACCAGCACGTCTAGGGCGCTGGCCAGCGTGGCAATCTGTGGCGTGGTGAACTGGCGCCAGGGATACGCGCTGGCCGGATCGAAACCGGCCGGTGCGTCCGCCAGCGCGACGTACAGGGATCCGTCGTGCAGCACCACGGATCCCGACGGGTAGGTCTGCGTCACGTCCCACACCGGCGGTTGGGTCCCGTTGAGTTCCGCCAACAGAACCGCATCGTGCCACGCGGTCAACGTCGCCGTGTCCGCCACGATCGGCTTGATTGCTGCCATGTCCTGTTCAAGCGCTTCGATCCGATCGATGATCGGTCCGAGGTCAGGGGGCGGACCGCCGGCTGACCCGCCGGGTACCGGCGTGCCGATGATGAGCACCGATCCCTCGTCGACCACGCTGAGGCGGTCATCCAATGTGGACAAGACCACGCCTCCCCCCGTGTGGCGTCGCTGCGCCGTGCGGTGTTGCCACGCCAGCGATGATGCTCAGCGAGCCCTGAGCGAGGCGAGTCCAGCCAAGGTCCATGGTGGACACGTAGAGGTCCCATGGCCAGGTACCCGAGTACAGGTCCAGGAACGCCGTCACCTCATCGGCGTAGTAGAGCGTCACCTGTTGGCCGCTGTTGCTTGTATAGAACGGGATCGCTTGGCTGCCGTTGATCGCCTGCCACGCCGCTTGTGCGCCAAGAATCTGCACGGACTGTGCAGGCATCACGGTCTCGTTGTCAGGCAGCCACAGCGAGGGTTGCCACCACAGCCCTTGCCCGAACTTGACGAGGGTGCCGTCACCCTGGCGCGTGATGCTGTTGACGAGCTGCGGCACCTGGTCGAGGTAGACCCGCTGGCCCGGCGTGATGTCCTGGGCCTTGATGGGCGTGCCGGTCGGCTGCCAGAACTCGAAGGTCTGCGCCCAATCGACACCGGTCTCAATGACTAGATCGACATGCGCGGCCCGGATCACGACGCACCCCCCTGGCCGGCCGGCGCGCGGCGCAACTCGTCCGCCAGGGCGCGACGCTCGGGCGAGGCGGTCAGCCACGCCAGGTCCGCTAGCGCAGTGTCCAGCCGGGGCGTCCGGCCCGCTGAGAGCCCCGCTCCCGGGTCCGCCGACCCGTCCGGGGGTTCCCCTTCCCCGGTCACGTCAGCGGGGCTCTCAGCGGCGTTTCTGATGGTCAGCAGTCGAGCCCCGGCGTACGCCGCTTCCGGCACTGCGGCTACGTGGGCAACCGTGACCCGTACACGGTCCACCACGCCATCCGGAGCGAGCCGGCTGGACAACGAGTAGAACCCCAGCGACAGGCCATCGTGTGTGGTCGTGAGGGCATCCCTGGCCCGTTCGTACGCTGATGGGTCCAGCCGGAACGTGGACCATGCGCCGTCGTCGCGCTCTTCGAGCGAGAGGCCGTAGCCCATCCGGTTGGACAGGGTGTCCGCGTGGCTGTAGTAGAGCACAACGCGGAACCACGCTCGCGCGGCTTGCGCCAGGGCGCCACGGACGAACCGCTCTCGCTTGACCTCGCCGTCTTCGGCGAACAGCGCCACCTCGCCGTACGGCACGACCCGCCCATACGCGGTGTGGGTGGAGTCGTCGATGTCGCGCAACTCCAGCCCGGTGGCGAAGTGTCGAATGTGGAGCCTGCTCATCAGATGCCTCCGTCCTTGTTCGCTGCGAGTACCGATGGCGTGGACTGGCTCAACGGCGGTAGCCCTTCCCACACCCGAACCTCATCGATCGTGGTGATGCCCGCGGTCAGCATGGTTGAGTAGGCGGTTGCCCTAGACGCGAGATCGGCCCTGATGAACGCCTCCGCGTCGTGGCGAACGAACACACCGCGCGGCATCGCCCACCCGCTCAGGGCTTGCATGATGTTGAAACTCATCGCGCGCAGGGTTGCCCGCCAGAGGTAGTCAAACGCTCCCTCCACAGTGGAGTACGTCAGACTGTCCGGGTTGGGCAGACCGACGAACCACAGCGGCACGCCGAACACCGAAGCGATGCGCGCCTCATCGAACTGCCGGAGATCGAGTAGTCCGATGTCGCTGGGCTTGAGGTTCAGCGGCGTGTAGGTCAGCCCTCCACTGAGGACAGCCGGCAGCGTCCCGCGCGAGTATGCCGCTTCCGCCCAGCTTGCCTTGATCTCGTTGGCCTGGCGCTTGGTCAGCTTGGCCGCGCTCTGGAGAATCGCGGTCGGAATCCCGTTGGCAACAGCCAACTCCGTACCCCAGCGTTCCAGCGCATCGGCACTTACCAGGTTCCGGCCGGCCGCTTCCATCGGGCCCACGCCTTCGGCTACGCCAGGCCACACCTGATACCGGATGTGCAACAGCTCCGAGCGCGGCACCTCGCCGATGCCCTGGACCTCGTAGCGCGGGAGACCATCCACGGTGGACACGATGACCATGTCCGGGTTGAGCACCACCCAGCGAGCGACCGACCCGTCCGCGTAGCGTGCGGTCGGAGCGACGAACGCCTGACCTCGGACGCACAGCGAGTTGACGACGCACTTCATGGCGTCGACCATCGATGTGTACACCTCGGGTTCGGGGTTCTCTGTCCACGCCGGGTTGGGCACCGGCACGCTGTCCCTTGTGGACAGGATCGGGAACGTGGACAGCGACCGGCCGATCAGATCGATACAAGCGAAGACGGTCGACACGCGCCCTTCCAACAGAGCGCCACCCAGGAACCGACCGCCCCAACCGCCGGCGGATGGCTGCCCCGGGGTCCGAGCGAAGAACGGCGGTTCCCAACCTCCGACGTAGCCGGGCCAGCGCGTCCCGTGGGGGAAGCCCCAGCCGTTGGCTGTGTCCACGTCGGACGGACCCCAGACGTGGTCGCCCTCGACGAAGTCGCCTTCCCGCCCCACCTCGACCACGGTGTCCGGCGGACGTGACGGCCCGACGAACACGCGCGGTCCGCCGCCCCACCAGTACCCGCCACCGTGGTTCGTGTAGCCCCCCTGACCCCCAGGGCGATTGGCGTAGACGACGCTCGGCGCCAGGACGTTGGGCGCGACTGTGGCGCCCTTGGCGCGTATCCGAAGGCTAAGCGGCATCGCGCGCCCCCTCGCGTGGCTTGGTGGCGTGGTTGTCCGCGTAGTGGTCGCGGTCGTCCTCGATCATTCGAGGGAACGACACGCGGCCGAGCGACAACCGGTAGGTGCGCGTCCATCCACATTGGAGGCAGAACAGGGTCACCTGGCCGTCGGTCTCCACTCGTACCCAGCTTCCAGTCATGGGCATCAGAACACCGCCACCGTTGAGCCACCCTCGCTGTGCTCGACCGCGTAGAGCGCGCAGGTAGCGGCGATCAGCGCCGTGGGTGGGCTGCCTGTCTTCCGGTCCCACACCCAGCCACCAGTCAGCGGCCGGGACACTGCGGCACCCGCATCGGCCAGCAATGCGGGTGCCCGTCCAAAATGGACCGACCGCTCGGTGACGCGCTGCACAACGGCAGCGCACGCGGCCGGGTATTCGTTGGCGCGCAGCGGGCGCAACGGGATCTCGTGGTCGCGTTCCGCGCGGTCCATCAGATCGGCCAGTCCGCCCCGCGTGTCGTACGCGAGACCTTCGATGCCGTACACCTCGTCGAGCTGGGCGAGGCGATCGAGTACCCACGACGCGCCCCCGCGCACATCCACGACAGTCATGGTCAAGACGCCATCGATGCGGAACGCTGCGGCGATGGCGGCCGAGCTACGGTCCCACGCGACATCAACGCCCCAGCCGATCGGCTCACCGTTGACCGGCGGACGGGGAACGTCCACCGTCAGTGCCTCGATCTCGTCCGGCCGAAGAACACTGTCCACGGTGGACTCTTGCCAGATACCCAGTCGTTCCCGCTGGAACGCGCGGGGGCTGAGTGTCCCCAGCTCCAGTCGTACCGATGCCTCGGTGAGTCGACGGCCGTACCCCGGGTTGCAGCGCGCCCATACGGCCTGGTCGTTGATGTCATCGTCCGGCCGGCCGTGCCACTCCCAGTACGCCATGTTCGGCGTTGCCGGCTGGTGACCACGGGCGCGCAGACGCATCAACACGAATGACTCCCACGTTCCCGCGCTGCTCAGGTACCAGACCTGCGGGTCGGGCCGAGCGGACATCGACGGAATCGCAGCGTTGATGACCTCGTCCGACACGCTGAACGCCTCATCGAAGATGATCGTGTCGGGACTCATGCCACGGGTGGACTTGCGAGTACGGGCAATCAGCTTGACGCGCGTTCCATTGTGGAACGTGATCTCCTCGAAGCCGCCCCGTGTCTTGATACCGCGCGGGTAGTCCCACACCAGTGGTTGCATGTAGTCGCTGTGACAGATCCCTTCCAGCACGGACCAGACCTCACGCGCGGTCCGGTACTCGTGGGCGCTGTACAGCGTCAGGGCATCGTCGTAGAGCAGCGCGCCAGCGAGGATGCGCGCGCACACAAGGTAGCTCTTGCCGTTCTGGCGGGGGACCAGGGCGACAACCTGGCGCGCGGCTCTCCGTCCATTGTGGTCACGGCGATTGCTGTCGATGAGGATTTCCTGTTGCCAGGGATCGAGCCCCATACCCACGGCCTCGGCCAGGGCGACCGCCGTATCCGTGGCGATGCCAGGCGGGATGAGACGCGTGGTCGCGCGCTGCTCGCCGAGCATCGCGGTCATGACGCTTCCCGCAGGTTCTTGACCAGGGCGACCAGGTTGGACGTGGGCTTAGCCGTTCGAGCCGTGTCGCGAACGTTGCGGGCCGTTGCCCGTCGATTGACGCTGATGTCACGGAGTACGACACAGAGCGCGCGGGTCAGCGTGAGTCGCGCGTCGTGGTCCTCGCAACTGTCCAGTTTGGACGCCAGGTCTTCGGCGAGGTAGTCAAGGGCAGCGTCCGGCCCGCCTGCGCGGAGCGCTCCACGGACGGTGCGTGCCCTCACCATCCGGCATCCCACGCCAGGGCCAGGGGTGAATCCTGCCGAGAGCTGTTGCACGCCTTGTGAGCGGGCCGGACGTTGCCCAGGTCCCAACGTAGTTCAGGGTGCGTTGAGACCGGCCGGAGGTGATCGGCAGTGTCAGCCCCGTACCCGCCGCACAGGTGGCAGTGCCGACCGTACCGGGCGAACATGGCCGCGTTGAACGCCCTGACCCGCCGGCCATTGACGGCCGGGCCGCTCGCGTTCACTGCCATAGAACGCAAGCTAGGCAACGGAATCAGCGGGCGTCTAGCTACTATGGGCAAATAGCTGAGGATTCGGCGACGTTGGTCCACAGTGGATGCGAATGCGACCGCGGCCCGGATCGACAAAAGTCACCGCAAGCGCGAGTCACCTGATCGGCGGTTG